TCACTGGCGGAATTCAATTGTGATAAGAGTGCTTGTATTTGTAGGTGCGATGTTGGGGGTGGTTAATTTGGGGAGTCGTATGAATGGGACACAGTGGTGGTCAAAGAAGTTTCAGTTTATTATGTCAATTATTATAGTACTTACAGTAATATTTACACATTTAAAAAAAATAGATTCACGGTCAATGTCAGTAGCGATGTTGTTGAGCTTGATAGGAGGAGTCGCGCAATCTTTTGTTGTTGGGTTTTGCTGATTTGGGAGAGACATTAAACGCGTTAAACGGGAGATTCGGGAGAAATAGGGAAATTTTAATATATGAATAACATAAACAATTTAAAAATAATAGATGTTAAATATGTAGACATATCATTTATCTTAGTTTAATAACGATAATAAACGATGTTACAATATATAAAATCTATGTTACCGCGATTAAATAGAGTTATAGGTTGGGCAGATATAAAAAAACATCCTCAGGAGGATTTTGTATGTGTATTTGGACATACATCCTATTTTGATGGCCTTCTTGCAATAATTTTCTATTCTTATATTCAATTTAATCTGTGTGTGATAGGTAATCCAGGATTAAAGGCTTGGTATTATACACCAGTTAGGTCGTTATTAAATATAATAATTGCACCTAGAAATGAGAATAAGAGTAATAATACAACATATAAGATTGCGAATGAATATGATGTTATGAGAAAAGCGAATAGGAAGAAAAATGATGAGAGTAATATATTGTTTATATCACCAAAGGGTTCGACTAAGAAAATGCCTTGGAGGTCGGGGTATTATTATATTGCAAAACAATTGGGTCTTCGTATTTTTCCGTTTATATATAATACATCAACGCGGGTTACAGAATTTGGCGAGCCTGTCGACCCGAATACAATGACGTTAGAGGAATGTACGATAAACTTACAGGGTCAGATAGCAAAACACAATGTGGTGAATAATATAAACGCGGAATATGAAATAGTATGCAATGATTGCCCTTATGAGGCATTTTGTTGTTTTGATTTTTGCTGTATAAGTTTGCTATCATTTGTTCCATATTTGTGTGCATTATTATATGAAGGTAATTATTATTTATTTGCGAGTTGTTTGTCTGCGGTGGTAGGTGCGTGGAAGTATCATATGGATAAAGAGGGCACGATATACGCGAATACGAATTTTAACCTTTTTATAACATATCAGAAAATGGAGGCATATTATTGCAGTAGTATTATGGGAGTTCATTTTTTGTATATGTTTATGACGAGGGGGTTATCAATGACATTTTACATATTAATTACGACGGGATATTTATTTTACTATATGAGCACACCGAGAGGGAAAGATGAATTTCGCGGCAAGTATGTAATAGCTCATAGTTTCTATCATATACTGTTTGGGATTACTGCATTTTCTATGTTGGGGTATTAGATTTCTAAGAATCTATAAACACGTTAAACGGGAGATTCGGGAGAAATAGGGAAATTGAAGAGAAATAAATAATAAATAAGATATATAGAAACCAAATAATTAATGTATGGAACTGCAAAAGCTAATATAGTTGGGAGTAAGAATAGTAAACAAAGGAATCGTTTTATTGCTAGTTTAGAAATAGCAACAACACGATTTTCAGATTATACCTTCAAGGAGAACCGCCTATGGCGGGAGGAGAGAGAATGTACCGGCTGTATTTATGGCACACCTTTGATGATGACTTCAAAAATAGAAACGGGTAGACCTACACTTGTGATTGAGATGAATAATAATAGGAATAGGATAGAAGGTATCGGATTCTTGTTCAATCATCCTTGTGACGATAATTATAGGAGGATTTATAGTAATCCGAATACCAATAGATATATTTATCAGGGGCGGTATAGATTGGACAAGAGTGTTGTGACAGACGAATATTATAAGAAGGTACTGTGGACATTGGAAATGTTGTTATTTAAAGGTGCGGGACACTCGAAACGAAGTATAGGTATAACGAGATTGCCGGGGTGGTTGATGTTTAATGTATATGACTATGATTTCGGGGATGTGTTATGGGAGATGTTTGAGAAATATATTAAAATAGATATAAAAAGTGTTTACACGAAAAAATAAATACTTGAAAATTAATAATAATTAAATACTAATTAAATACTAATATAATATTATAGTAATAGTTATAAATATTTTTTATATAAATGAGCAGTCTGACAAAAAAAAAGTTAAAAGATATTAGTTTGTATAGTACGGAGGATTTAAGAAATTTATTAGGTATACACGACAATGATATAGATAGTATAACTAGTGTGTTTGATACACTAAGGAGTAATTACCCTAATTTGGCGAAGACAGGTGGTTTTCTGGACCAGGCAATGGAGCGTATATTGGAGGATGTAGATACGATTCAGGATGCTGAATCGGATACGAATAGTAACCCTGAACAGGCTAAAGAATGGATGAATAATCAGTATTTACGACAGACCGATGAATCGCAAAATATAAAAATAACAGACAGAAAAGATAAGGTACAATTTTTTGATAGTAATGGTATAGATGGACATAATGCGATAAAGCAGGAGCATTTGGGTATAGTAAGTTCTCGAAACCAAGAGTTTATACAAGATTCGTTAAATCCTACATTAAAGAATACTACTGAGCGTTTGCTTGTCATAGATTCACTATTTCGTCAGACGATAACACCATATAATCCAAATCCTGCTTCACCTGCTTCATCGAGTGTGTTTACAATGGATTTATCAGAGCCATTGGTAAATGTGTTATCGATGAAGTTGTATTCGTATCAGATTCCATATTCTTGGTATACCGTAGATTCGGCCTATGGAACGTCGTGTTTTTGGATAAAGGCAAATGGTGGTAGTCAGAAGTTGATACAGATTGAAAATGGGAATTATACCCCTACACAATTGATATCTGCTATAAGCGCAAAGTTGAGTAGTGTAACATTTGCAGATGGTAATACTTTTGATATATCGTATAATCCAATATCAGGTAGGTCCTGGTTTTCTTTTGCGACTGCAGGGGCAGGTCCTCTATATGATAATGTGGAAATAATTTTTTATGATAGTAATAATGATAACAGTTGTGGTGGCGTATTTTGTGGTAATACTATGAAATTAAATAATAATCTTGGGTGGATGTTAGGATTTCGTCCGGAGATTGATACAAGTACTCCGATAGTTTTTTCTAGGAAAATAGATTCGTATTACTATAATCAGACTAATCCTGTTCCCGACCCTTCTAATCCTACGAATACTCTTTTTCCTTATTATCAGTCTAATACTACTGTGGATACATATGGAACAAAATATATAGTGGTAGTATTGGATGATTTGAATCAGAATCGTCTGAATAGTGGATTAGTGAATATAGTGGATACAACGACAACATTAAGTGTACCAGATTATTTTAATACGAGTATACCGAATGTGTGCGCTCCCGATCCGCAACTCAACAATGTATCATCACCGTTTTATGTTTCAAGTGTTCCGCGAACATTAACAGCTAAGCAGTTATATTCAATTAACGCTATTTTGGATAATAGGAAAAATACATATAAGTATAGGACATCTGCTCCATCAACTTCAGATGTGTTTGCATTAATTTTTCCAAAGAAAACTGGAATGAGTTCTGGCGATATGATGGTGGATTTGGGAAGTAGTCTTGCATATAATCGTAGAACATACTTTGGTCCTGTAAATATAGAGCGAATGAGTATAAAACTTGAAGATGACAAGGGAAATCTATTAAATCTCAACGGCGCTGATTGGGCTCTAGCAATTATGGTAGAACAGTTATATCAATATTAGAGTGTGTATGCTATATTATATAATATGTATCATTTTGAATTATCAATTTACAATTATGAATTTATGATAATCTCCCGTGATTGGCATTTAACGTGTTTTTTAATCGAGGACAACCATATATATAATTCATAATTTGTGGAAAAAAATCAATTATGTAAAGTAATAAAATATAATATAATAATTAAAGTATAGTAAAGGAATTAAAGTATAGTAAAGGAAATGATAAAAGAGTTGGTAAATAAGTTAGCAAATAATATTGAATCATTGGATGATGGAGTAGTGAGAAAAATAAATATTATAATGAGCGGTGGAGCATTTAATGCTAGTTATATATCAGGGTGTTTATATTTTTTAAGAGAGTTGAGAGAGCGTGGCTTAATTATTATAAATAAGATATCTACGTGTAGCGCTAGTTCTTTATTGGGATTATTATTTATTATAGATAAGATGGATATATTTGTGGATAAGTTATATAAATATTGTGAGGATAGTTTCAGGGAGAATAAATGTGTTATATTTAGTGATGATAGTATGAGTTGTTTATTGGAAATGATAAGAGTAGAGTTACCTGAAGATATATTGAGTATAATAAATAATAAGTTATATATAACGTATTATGATGTAGTAGAATGTCGTCAAATAGTAAGGAGTGAGTATAAGACGGTTGATGATTTATTTTGTGTTTTAAGGAGGTCGTGTTTTATTCCATATATCACGATGGATAAAGCATTAGAGGATGGACGATATTTGGATGGCGGTACGCCTTATATATTTAATAGCGAAGAGTGTGGAGAATCTTTAAAGAATTTATATATAAATGCGATAACACTTGATAAGATATTAGACGCGGTAGTTATAAAGAAGGATAAGACAAATATACATCGTATTATGACGGGTGTATTGGATATTCATAATTTTTTCTTTAGAGGTAAGAAAACGGCGATGTGTAGTTACGTTGATAAATGGAGCATAATGAGGAAAATAAATTTTAAAATAATAGAGTTCAGGATATATGCTGTGTGTGTATTTTTTTATATATTAATGAAATTAAAAAAGTGGATTCCAGATACGTACTATAAAGATTGCAATATATTAAATAAAATATTTAAACAAATTAGATATGAGGTTGGAAAAAATATAGAGTTTTATTGTATATAAAATAAAAATATATTAATAATATATAATAGAACATAGGATGAATTTTTCATTAAATGCAAAGAGGCGTATACCTCCACAGTTACAAATATTGTTAAGGAAGCGTCAGAATCAGATAAAACAACAACAACAACAACAACAACAACATAACATACGTGAATGCTTTGTTAATCGTGATATAAGTGTATCAGATGAAGTTTGTGTGAAGGATGTGATAACGTATGAAATAGGAGAATTATCAACCGATGTCACAGAACTTGAGCCATATTCTGAGGAGCCTGCCGAGGAGCCTGCTGAGGAGCCTGCCGAGGAGCCTGTGAAAGATACAATAACATATAATATAGGAGAATTATCAAATGACGTAACAGAACCTCAGCCGTGTATGGAAGAGCCTGTAATTGAAACATTGTCAAGCGCTGTGGATAATAATATAAGTAACAATATAGGAACTGAGGTTTAATATTGAAGATAATGAATAAATATATAAATTATATATTGTAAGCATTTTTACAATATATAATGTAAATAATAAAAAATATAATATTATTTTTTAGAAAAAGGTTGGGGTAAAGAGTTCGGTGGAGTATGAATAACTGTTTTTGTAACGGTTTTCATAACTTTTTGCAGAGGTGGTTCTGGTATAGATGATTGCAGTACTGTAGGTTGCACACTTGATTGTAACATTATATTAATGGGGGAAACTAGAGAAGGAGTAGCAATTTCCTGTGTTGACAAAATTGTTTTATCACAGGTTCGTTTATGAACAGAAAGAGCTAGAGGATTTTTTCCAATAAAATTGCATTTTTCACAAATAAATTTCCCTGAAGTAATATAACCAAATCTCGATGATAACATTTTTTCAAGACAAGGAAGTTGAAGGTCTTCTATATTTTTAATCATTTTTTGTGAAAATTCTTTTACCATTTTTAATTGATTTAATTTTTGTTCAACAAATACTTGATATTCTTTATTAATTTCTTCGAGAGTATCTTTGCTTATAGGATAATCATCAGTTAAAGTAATTTCATCTAATTTAGATTTGAAAGAATCAATGATATCAATAGCTATTTTAATAATTTCTGGGTCATAATTTACATTATGGATATATAGTAAAACATTTCTATTATGGATATTTATCTCAAAATTATCTTTATTAACAATACCTCCTTCTTGAGAAAGAAATAATCCGGAACAGTTTTGTATATCTACATCGTGAATAAATTTCTTAACCTGGTCTGATGTAACCTGGCGAGACTCATAACACTTATTCTCAACTAGAATCCTTTGTCTATCTTTTCTATGAATCATAATATCTCCTGATTCTTTTTGAGAACCTACGTACTCAACCTCCGCCGATGGAAACAACCCCCTTAAAATATTCAAAACGATATTCTCAGACATTTTCCCTTTTGAACTAGAATTTTCCATCCTTTTAAGAACATCTTTTACTTCCGATTGAAGCGCAATTTGCGATGAAGATATAGAGGAAAATTGTGACAATGTGGCGTCTTTATTAGAATCAACCATTTTTCTAGTTGAATCAATAACATTAGAAAACTTGTTATCAATATTTTTAATAAAACTATCCAACGATGATTGTGACAATGGTTCTCCATCAGTCTTTGATGTCTTACTAATTTCATCTGTTATAGAAGAACAGAAGGACCTTATATTTTCATTAATCTGCCTAGAAAGGTTTTCATTATTTTTTGGAACAAGTTCCGTCAACAATAAATGCGTCTTATCTAATATACTACCATTTGATTCTTTAATCAGAGGTGCAATCTTATCTGCAATATTCGACGACAAAATCATTTTCAAATCATCAATATATTCTTTCTTAAACTCCGTAAGCTTTAAAAATAGTAGCTTACCATATTCACTTTGTTGATTCGTAAGTTGGGCTTGAATATTCGCAATTCCATTCATAATTTGTGAAGTAATATTACTATTATTTACAGGATTAGTTGTCTGCATAATAGATGCAATAATATCTGTAAACATAATGTTCATTTTTTCAAAATCTATTTCAGGATGTTCCTTATAAAAAGCCCAAACCTTCGCACTGGTACACGTAAGAGATGTATTAACAGATTCTGACATTTGTATTATGTATTTATTTATTACATTATCTTTAAGTTGTTTTGTAGTTTACTATTCTATTAGAAAGTTAATCTAGAAATACTTTCATAACCTTTTCTGGATTGATATTCTACTAGAAAGTTAATCTAGAAATCAGAAAA